TTATGCTCCCAAAGCCTTGCCATACGAACCGCCTCTCATACGCGAGTCGGCAACAGCGTTTTTGGCCGCATTAGCAATCTGAGGCATTAATGTGGCAATTTCAGCGCGTACAGTCTGTTGTACGCCTGTTGTGACGTTAATATGCTGGACTACTGTAACACCGCCAGTGGATTGCCCCTTTGTATGATCAACAACGGTTTCTCGCGGGTGGATCATGGCCATGAAACCGCCTTTACCGTCAAGGCCCCCTGACCTGGCTCCGTTGCCTGTAAAACCGCCACCATCAAATCCAATAGGATTGGCCGTAGCCACTGGAGCTGGAGCGCCTTGCCTTGGCCCCATAACTCCAGTAAAAGCGCCAAACAACTGGTCAATGATCAACTTTTGCACAGCAATTCGCAACAGCGAATCTACTACACTTTTAGCCATGCCCTTAATTGCGCCCTCAAAATTCTTAGCGCCTGTAATAGCCTCAGTAAAGCCATCTCCTAGCTCGTCAAATATAGGACGATAAGTGTCCTGAAAATCCTGCATTGCTTTTTCTTGCTCTTTAATCTTGGCCGCTTGCTTTTTCTCGAACTCCTTGTCAAAAAACGCTTGCATCTTTTCTTCGCGCTTTTCCATTTCTTTAACTTCTTTTTCTATGGCCTTCTTGTTTGCCTCAGACAAGTCTATTTCTTTTTGCCTGGCTATGTTTGACAGCCTCAAAGCAGCTAGATATTGCTTCTGCTGCTCGGTAACATTCATCAAGGAAATTTCATACAAGGCAAGAGCCTCAGCGCCCATACCTATCGTATCTGCTTCCTGCAACAACTTGTCGCGCATTTTCTCAAACGCATCAGACGAATTATCTGTCTTTTTGATCAGCCTATCCTTAGCCGCATTTAACAGAACAATGTTGTCTTTGTACTCTTGAGTGACTTTATCTAGCTCTTGTTGTGTTTTTTTGTTGCGCTTCATTTGACCCGTCAGATTTTCATTCCGACCAGTCAGCTTTTCTATCTTCTTTTCCTGCCTTTCCATCTCCTGAGTCAGCTCATCAATTTCCTTTTTAGCTTGAGCTATAGCTATTGCCTTTAAGGCATCATCAAGGTTGTCAAAATTATCTATCAGCGATTTTGATTCTTCTTTAACAGCTTTTAATGCTTTAGATGCACCAAACAAGCTAGGCAGTAACGCCATGCTCACAGCCGCGCCAACCGCCAAAAAAGCACCTACGATTGCGCCATGAGGCCCAAACAAAGATGCAATTTGGGAGCCTTGTTGACCAAACACAAGCATGGCGTTTTGGCCCATTTGAAGCTGAACAGCAACGTCCTGTATTTGATGACCTACCTGACCCAAGCCGCCTCGCATAAAGCGAAACTGCTGGTTCAGTGCGTTGGTTTGTTTTTTGGTATTCTTAAAGCTTTGATTTACGCGATTAAGGACGGGAGAAACCTCATCCTTTGCGGAGATGCTCATAGCAATAGTTGAATTGTGCTTTAAGCCTCCCGCCATTAGTTTTTATCTCCAAACTTTATTCCATAAAACGCAAGCCAGTAGTTGAATTCACTGACGCTCATATCTAAAATTTCTTGCAAGGGTCGGTGGCGGCGGTCGGCTAATTCAAAAATCAGGTATAGCTCTGTCGGCTTCCCGTCACCGTCTATTAGTTTCCCTTGATTTCCTCGCTATCGGTTTCGGCGCTAATTACCCAATTTGCAATGCGACCAACAACATCGGGATCAGCATTGTTGCGTAACTTGTGCTTATCTCCAATAGTAAATACCGGCTCACCTTTATCGTCTGTTGTGCCATAGATTAAAGCATATATGAGGTAATCGCTAGTATCACCATCAGCGCGAGCAAACCACTTAGCTTTATCATCCAAGGACATATTCTTAGCAAACAGCTTGACACCCCACTCAGGAACATCAAGCTCTCTAATTGCCTTTGAGCTAAAGTGAGCAACAGCCTGATCAATTAAACCAGCCATTACGCTACTGTTCCTTCCGTCATTGCACCGTTGCCTGTAACGCTAAAGGATGCCTCAACCAGCCCATCAACTGCTGCGCTTTTGCTCACTGATTCAACAATACACGCTCCAGACCACTCAATGTTGCTAGTAGTGTTACCCGTGGGATAGATTTTAATTGTCAGTTCCGCACCCTCAACCAACGTGCCTTGGCCTGTTGAATCCGAGTCGTCCCAAACTGCGTTAAACGAAGCAGACCATGACTTGAGTGTTGGCTTGTTTGTTACCCAATCACTGCCCATAGTTGTGCTATCCACTACAGCCGAGCTTGTTTCTAGCGTCCAATCCTTAATTTCTGCTACAGCGTTTGCGCCTGAATACACCGCACCGCCTTTGCCTACATGAGTTGTCATCTTCAATACCTCTGGTTAAATTGCACTATCAGGACTGCCCTCTCTCGTCTGATATTGTACACTAATTGTCAATGAAGCGAAACCTAACGGCTGGTCTGCTTCGCCAATAAAATCCGCTGAAAATCCATTAACGGATACGCTTTGAGCGTAACCGCCCAATGTTGAGTCTGCCTCTAGTGCTTCCTCAATTTCTTCGCATATTTGATCTATCGTGTCATCGTAGCCAGTAACACCGCGAACAAATATCTCAACTGTTAAGGTTAAGTCCCTAAGCTGTAATCTTGGTGAGCTACTTGAAACGCTCATGCTTACATGCTCAATGGACTCATCCTTGGTATAAATCGACAATCCAGGCAATGAAGCCTTAGCTATGGGATAGACTCGCGTCTTAAACGCATTTGAGCCAGTGGTTGACAGGCCGGTTAGCGTAGTGGCAACCCTATCGCGTATGAGTTTGCGAACATGTGCCACGATTAGGCTTCCTCTAGCATAAGCTCTGTCATACCAGTACCATCAGGCATGACCACTCTAATTGTAAAGTCATCACCCTCAATGGTCATTAACCCATTTTCCGCAACTCCAGTTAGGTCGGCTGTCCGACACAACACCTTGGGCTGCCTCATAGCAAAAGCCACTGACGAGCCTGATCCATCAGCGGCAAAGTATTCATTATCAAGTATTACTGTAATGGTTTTTGCATCACCACCCACTGGGGTATAGGAGCAGGCCACCCCAAAATCCACGAGCATTATTGATCTATCAATATCGGTCTCAACAGGCATTACTTAGCCCTTTTCTTAGATGCTCGCTTTTTAGGCTTGGTTTCATCACTCAGACCCACTGATCTATCAACTGCTTGAACAGGCTCAGCAATTTCAACCGGCTCTATGCGGCGAATGGCCAAAAGGCTGGTAGCATCTTCTTGGCTAATCTCGGCAATAACCTCTGACGCTTTTACTCGCTTGCCTTTAAGCATTAAATCTTTTAGTACAATATAAGCCATCTTAATCTCCCAACAATACCCACCCCCGCAGGGGTGGGATACTTGTTACTTTTCTACTTAATTAGAACCCAAGCAGAATGATACTGCGTGTCTAACTGCAACATCACAAGACTGCATAGCGTTAACGCGAATAGTTCCTGAAGTGCTGTGCGTGTAAGGGTCAACCAAGATATCCAGACCACCGAAGAATCCGATGATAAGGTCACTGTAGTTTCCGAAATACGCATCACCAGCAGCACCTTGGTTAGAGCGAATAGCTTTATAACCATTGACGGTTCCGCCTGGCTCAACAACAAACTGAGCTGTTCCGCTTGCTTTTTCGGTAGTCTTTAGAGCACCAACCATGCTGGAATGCATGATGTAACCCAAGTTACCTAGTAAAGCGTTATCAACAGCAACAGAAGTTTCCATTGCAACCACCTCGGCAAACGTGGGGTTAGCCGCGGCAAACGTAGCAGTATTAATACCTGCTGTGTTCTTGATGCCTGTTGGAGCGCCACTTGTTCCGTCACCAGCCAATCCAGCGAAGTCAATGCTAAGAGCAAGACTCTGCAACAGATCATCACGAACCATGGCCTCAACGTCCATAGACGACTGAATCAATAGCTGACGAGTTACGTCAGTGTGTCCACCAATAGTCTTAGGCGTAAGGTTGATCTGACCAGTAGTCATTTCAGTCTCACCAGTGTTACCACCCTCAGTGTTAACCCAGCCAGTTTGCGCGGCGGTCAGCTTCTTAGGAATAGTCACATTGCCCTGCAATCCATTAAGAACTCGCGCACCAGCTTGCATGACACTAGACTGATTGCGTAGAACGTCAATGAACTCGCTTCCTCGGTAATCTTCACCAAACAAGTCATGCTCATCCGCAGAGTTTAGGTCACGTTGCCAGCCATTCATAACATCAACTGGTAACATGATGCCCTGTGGGGATGCACCATACTGCTTTGCGGCTGCGCGAGAGCAATCAAACTCAAAAGCGGCTTCTTCTTGCAAAGCTCGATCATTGGGGTTAGCCAATGCGCGGATAGCCTTAATAACAGAGAACTGCTTTCGCTCATTTTTGGTCAAGCCAATCTCTTGGTTGTCGATAGCTTTACTAGAGCTAACAACGTCAAGCAGTTGACCTCGGAAATCAGAAACGTCAGCGCCATCGGCTACTGCTTTGTGCGCTAAGTCCATCTGATTGTGGCGTGAGCCAAGAGCAAGGATTTGCTCGGCATTTTTTAGTGCGGAGTTTCGGGCATTTGCCTCAAGCTCCGCGACATTTACTGTATCTTCTGACATAATAGTTTCCTCTTTAAAGTCAGTTTTAATCACGGGTTTAGTTGAGGATTCACCCGACCGACCCACGCCAACTGTCACATCAGCGGGAATTGATACTATGGATGCTTCCATCGGAGACCAAGAACGAGCAACATAAGTGTCTTTGTCCTTGCGCTCAAGTTTGCTAATGTTATACCCAACGGATATGTTTCCGCGTATCTCATCAGCCACATCGTTGAACACTTCGTTGGCAAGCGCACCTTTTCCAAAGCGCACGACTGACCGCAACACACGATCAGCACCATCTAGCTCAACAGATTCGATTACCCCGATTTGCTTTTCAGGGTCATGGTCAAGCAATAAGGGCGCTCGACCTGAATTTAAGAATGACAAGTCAATGGACTCAGGGCTATGATCTAGCACCTCCATACCAAATGACCGCTGTACTGGAGTTTCCGAGCTTACAGCAATGCGAACTCTACGGCTGTCCTGGTCAATAGCTCTAGCCTCTAGCTTCATTGACCGCTTAACCACCTCATTCGCATCTACGCGAACAGTGTCATCAGCCTCGGCTGCCTCAACAGGCTCAACAGGCTCAACTGCCTCTTCAACCTCTATATCATTACTTTCTGACATAATTCACCTCTTAATTTGTTACCTATTGTAACACTTGTTGGCCTTACTATTACAAATTATCTGTATGCGGCACTAATATGCTTGACTTTTGTACGCCTTGGTTGATTGTTTCCAAGTCAGACTCAATACCTGTTAAGCTGGCCTTGCTCGCCTCTCGGCTTGCTTCGTCTGTGACGACTTCTTCCCCATCCAGCGTTGCCTTTACGTCTGTGCCGGTAAAGGTTAATAAGTCTGTTTTAGCTTTGACGTTTGCGATGTCATCTAGTTTTGCGCTTTCACTTGAGGTCAGACCTGAGGTTCCTGTTTCTGCGATGAGGATGGTGTTACGCCACACAGCGTCTAACCCATAGCCGCTAGTCGTAGGGTCTTTTATGGGGTAGCCATCGCCTGTATCTCTGAAGAACCTACGGTTATCTGTCTGCTTAAAACTAGCGTTAGTGTTGTTGTCTAGGTATAGGTTTACCACAGAGGTGTTGATTCTAAAGTTAGACTGGTCGATTGCGGTGATACCACCAAAGAACTGTCTGATACCTTGCTCAGTCGTTAGGTTATACATCCACCAAGCATACAGTTCAGCCATAGTCCAATCTGTAGCAATCACTAGGTTTACATCGCTCTGTGAGTAGTCAGCAGCAAACTTGGTTACCGTAGACCCATCGACACCCATAGCGGCATACACAATGCTATCCACTTGTTCAGCCAGTACGCTAAACCCTGAACTCGTGTCCAATACGTTACCTGCCCACTCGTCCTTACCTAGCTTGGTCAGACGGACTCTGACAGTGTCACCGTCAGTGTACTCCACGCCCTCTGTGTAAGAGCTTGTGTATGACGTTCCTGAGACTATCTGGTTTACTGTTTCGGTAGAAGTTGTGACATTGTAAATCTGTAGGCGTGACCCTGCGACTATGTTAGTGATGCTTATGGGTTGCGGTGGGAATACTGTGCCGTTAGCATCTGTGCGCGTCCCGTTAAAAACACCCCCGTTAGGAAGGGTAATCAATCCAGTGGTAGTTGCATCACCAGTGTAAGTACAGTTATCTACAACCATATCCCAATCGTCAAGGTTGAATGAATCGCCTGTTCTTACTAAATCCTCGCCATACGCCATATTTGCTGTTTGAGCGAGTTGATACTGGTAATAATCGTATAGCTTTTGCGTGTCAGCATCTTGCGTGATCGTCACGGTTTCAGTAGAAAAGTTTAACGAAATCCCAGTAATTGCCGACGCTTGAGCTTCTGTAGATACTAAAGTCGTG